GATTTTATTTTTTGTTTTTTATTAGGAAATATTTCTCTCATTGCAGCAATGCCATTTCTTACCAGCTGCGGCATACCCTCTAATATTTTTTCGTAATGGATTATTTGATCAGCACTAAATTTAGATTTTTCTGCTTTAAATAAAAATTCTCCTTCTTTAGCTGCAACATCATCTGAAAGTTTATCTATTATAGCTGCATTAATTCCACTTTGTGCTGCATTGCCACCAATCATAGGAGGCTTTACTTTAAATAATTTTCTTTCTTCTCCTGTGCAGCATAAATATTTTCCAGCCCATAATCCATTTGTTTGATTTGATTGAGAGGGGGAAGTATGAAAGATATCATATTTTAACCAATGCTGCGGTATTTCGTTTTTTTCCATAACCATCCTTTTTTTGGATGATTATTAGCATTAAATGCAAAGTTTCACAAATTTATAATAAAAGAATGCTAATTAATAAATTAAATAGCCATAAAATCTTGATTTTTTTATCTTAACAAAAACACATTTGGTAGTTTTTTTTGATTTTTTTACTATTGGGTACAAGATATTTTGTTCAGTTGTGTTTAATTCATCAATATTAGCTAGATTATGAGCCATTTTTTGCGTTAATGATGCTTTACCATTCATTACTTTGCTTAAATGGATTTCATTTATACCTAAAATTTTAGCTATTTTCTTTTGATGTAAGCCACTTTCTTTTATTATAATTTTTAATTTTCTTATAACAATATCAATCATATCAAAAGCATATACCTATTAGCATTTAATGCTACATATATTAATTAATATTTTAACTTTGCAAATAATGCTAATTAATGTAAATAAATTGCAAATATGACTTTAGAACAATATCGCACAAAATATCAATTATCTTATACACAATTAGCCCATCAGTTAGGGTTTGGAGATTTAAAAAATCCTACAGCTGAAATTAAAAGATATTGTGTCCAGGGTACTATTCCAAGAACAGACCGCCTAGTTAAAATTAATCATAATACTAATGGGGAAGTTACTGCCAATGATTTCCACAGCTGATCTAGGCAAATTAGCGGTAATTCGCTGGGTAGATGCTAAAGAAATTGGTGTTGGATGGCATGATCAAGAAGAAATAGATAGCAATGGATGTGTCTGGATTATTTCAGTTGGATGGGTAACAGGTTTAACAGTTTTAGAGGTAAAAATATCAGCTGATATTGCAGTTGATCCAGGAGATGATGAAGTTGGAAGATCACAAGCAATACCGATTAATTGCGTGGCTAGTGTAAATTTTTTAGGTGAAAAAAAGGATTATAATCGGCATGAATACAACAAATCTTAATTTAAAAAAAGATGAGATAATTGAAATTGCTGATTTAGCAATAGCAGATCCTATTAATCAAATTCTGCGTCTTAAAGGTAATTATTCTTCAAAAGTATGGAAGATAGCCCAATACCATAAAAAGATTTGTATGGAGAACCTTTATTCTTGGAAAACAATGGACGAGGATCTTTTGGAAGAAGCAGCCAATATTATTAAGGGCAAAAATGTCATTGGTTAATAAATGGAAATTAAATAGATTTGCCCAGGCAGATCCAAGATTGTCATCAATAGCCAGGAGAGTTTTATTTTTATTATGTAATTATTACAATGATAAGACCAGGCAATGCAATCCATCGCAACTGCGGATGTCCAGGGATCTTGGAACTACCGATAGAAGCATTCGCAATGGTTTAAAAGATTTGGTTGTTAATGGATATATTAAAATAATTAAAAAGGGCAATGTAGGGTTTTCCACACAGTATGCCATTGACTTTCATCTACAGGAAAAATTCTTCCAGGCTACAGGAAAAAACTTTCCAAAAGACCAGGAAAATATCTTCCTACGAACTAGTTTAAGAACATATTTAGAAGAAGAAGAATTGAAAATTATTAAAGGGGGGGAGAGTGGATAACTACACAAAAGAAGAAATAGAAAAGAAATTAAAGAGCATGATGTTGAAAGTAACAAAATCAACTAATTCTTATTATGATGCAGTAAGAACAGGAGCAGCAGCTGCTAAAGGAACAGATGAGTGGATAATTCAAAAGATGAAAGCAAGAGTTACTAAAGACCATTATTGGAAGTGGTTTCAGATTATGATGGAGGGAAGCTATAAACAAAAGAAAACAGCAAGGAATTATGCCAAACATTTACTCGGGATATAGTCAAAAGTATAAAAAGAAAGTCGAAATGATTGATCTGATATCATTGTTTGATGATGCAGCTAAAACAGATAGATTACTTCCTGGAGTAATGCGGAAGCAGAAAATGTGCAGCTGGGTAGATTATCCTGATGAAATTACATCATATGGATATACTTCTGTTAATGATACTGTTCGACTTGTTCCAGAGCAAATACAAATTGATAGATGGGAGATAGCGACAAAATTATTAATAGAGTTGGAAGATGAAAAAATGCGTAAAGTAATCTGGGCGAAAGCAAAAGGAGCTTCCTGGGTGTGGTTAGGTAAGAGAACTAAACTATCAAGACAATGGGTAAAAGAGAAATATATGGAAGCAATTTATATAATGATGTATCGCATCAATAAAGATAATGTTAATAAACTTTACATTATTAACAAAATAACATACAAATCTTAATATGATGCAAAGTATAGCATCTTTTTTTTGGTTTAAATGGTAGGTAGACCATCAAAGAAAATTCCTTGTGGAGCTAGACGCAAATATGATGGCAATCCTTGCCAGGCAAAAGCATTGGAAAGTGGTCGCTGCAAGTATCATGGAGGAATGAGTACAGGTGCAAAAACTTATCAGGGAAAATTAAAATCATACGCAAATTTAAAACAATATAAAAACAATGCCAAAAGACTTGAAGAACTACTTGGACAAGATCCTGGAGCAGATACAGTTGGGGAACACATTAACCTCGATAACAAAACAAAAGGGTTATCCTAGTCTATCCGCAGTTTATAAATGGATGAGAGAGAGCCAGGAGATTGCTGATAAGATTATGGCAGCACGATCTGTTGGAGCTGCAACGCACTTGGATCATTGCTTTGATTTATTGCAAGAGGATATTAAACCGCAAGATGTTCAATGGAATAGAGAGAGGCTGCATCATTATCGTTGGGCAGCTTCCAAGCTCATTGGAGTTTATGGTGATAAGAGTAAGATAGAACAAGATAGTAATGTTACCTATAAATTTATATGGGATGATGGAACAAAGAAGATAGAAGATAAGGGCGGGGATGTCGGTATTTTAAAAGACAAAGTGAAAGCTCTCGCACCCACGATATGAGCTTCGAATAATATATTGATACGCAAGTTGATACGCAAACTTTGTATTTTGTTTTGTGAATTGAATTGAACATCGCCTTGATGATTGGATAGTCCAGGAATTAATCCTGGTTTTACGATCTTAATGAATTGAATTGGCAGAAATTGGTTCTTTTTTGGAATATATGACAGCCCATATACCCAGGAAAAAACCCTCCGCTGTTTATATATATATATCGGGAGATAAAAACATTGACGCACACGAACAAACATTTTTACGCATCTTTAATTTATAGTGAAGATACAAAAAAAATAACAATAGAATTTACAGGATTTACCAATGACACCGAAGCCAAAAATCTTTGTTATATTTTAATGGAACAATTTGAAATTGAGCAAATGAATTCTCATTTTAATATTCCAACAACAATACATTAATGGAAAAGATAATATCAATTCCTTATACCCCAAGACCGCAGCAACAAGAGCTGCACAATAAATTAAACAAATACCGCTTTGGTGTTTGTGTAATGCATAGACGAGGAGGTAAAAGTACATTTGGTGTAAACCATTTAATTAAGTTAGCTCTAACTACTGATAGAGAAAACTTTAGAGGAGCAATGTTTGCCCCAACCAGGGTACAAATTAAATTAATTTCCTGGGATATGATTAAAATGTACACCAGGGTAATACCTGGAATGAAGTACAACGAAACAGAATTACGAGCAGATTTTCCCAATGGATCTCGTATTCAATTATTTGGATCAGAAAATCCCGATAGTGCCAGGGGGCAGTTCTTTGATTATGTATTTTGTGATGAGTATGCACAGATGGATGACAGAATGTTTCCTGAAATAATTCGTCCCGCTATTGCTGATCGTAAGGGCGGTGTTTGTTTTATTGGCACACCAAATGGAATGGATGCTTTTTATGATTTACATGAGAAAGCAAAAGTAGATTCAGAATGGTACACTATTACCTGGAAAGCATCAGAAACTAAATTAGTGGATGATAAAGAGTTAGCTCAAATGAGAAAGCTAATGACACCTGATCAGTATGACCAGGAGATGGAATGTTCATGGATGGCTAATCGAAGTGGTGCAGTCTTTGCAAAGTTTGTCCAGGAGATAGAAGAAAAGAAACATATAACTAGAGTGCCTTATGATCCTGGTTATCCTGTAGATGTCTATTTTGATTTAGGTATATCTGATAAATGTTGTCTAATATTTATTCAACAGATTGGTAGGAGCTTTAATATTATTGATACTTACTCAAATAACAATGAGGGTTTAGATCATTATGCTCAACTTATAAGGGAGAGAGATTACTTCTATAGGTCATTTATCTTCCCGCATGATATTGAAACCAGGGAAATGAGTACAGGAAAATCGAGAAAAGAATATGCATATAGTTTGGGGCTTAAACCGCTTAAAGTGTGTCCAAAGCTACCGAAAGAAGATCAGATCCATGCTGCCCAATTATTTTTGAGCAAATGTTGGTTTGATTTAGAGAACTCTAAACCGCTGTTAGATTCGCTTAAATGGTATCACAGAAAGTATTTAGATAAACAAAGAACCTATTCAAAGCCAGTACACGATTGGAGTTCTCATTTTTGCGACAGCTTTATGAACGCAGCTGTTGCTTCACAAGAATTAGATTTAAACGATTCAATGCCAAAACAATTTTCGGCAGATAATAATTATAACCCTTTAGGAGCATAACATCATGGGATTTTTAAGACCAAAAACACCAACCCCGCCACCGCCACCACCAGCACCTCCAGTACCAAATCAAACTCCTACATATCATCAAAATTCTATGGCATCTAAAACAATACAAAAAGGTAAAGCAAATAAAATACCAACAGTATTAACAGGATCAAGTGGGTTAATGGATGATCCTAATGTTATTTATAAAAAGAAATTAGGCGAATAATGGGATCTACAACAGCAAATACAGGTGGTGGAAGTTATGGCGGAGGAGAAAGAGATAGGGATCAACTCAATAAAAATGTTAAAAAAATTGCTCTTATTAAAGCTGCTGATACAGAAAAGAAAAAACAAATAGCTGCGGGTAATCAAATGTTTGGTGGATCTGTTTCCCAGGCTGTTAATGAGGAAATGGTAAATCAAAAACTAGCTAAAGTAGGAAGTTATTTTATTCAAGATGGTGGCAATTTTATTCGCACAGATGAAAAAGGATATTTATCTGCACAAGCTGCGGGAAAAAAAGTAAGCAAATCATATATTACAAATAGTGCTGGTAAAGAAATGAAGTATGGAAAATCAAATAGTGCAATGGGTAGTGGAGATAATTCAGGAGCAATGACTTCAACTGCGATATCATCTAAAATGTTACAATCACAAAACAAATTTAAAGGTTTAGCGGTAGGTGCATTGTCTTTAGCTGTTCCTGGAATTGGTGGAACAGTAATGCGATTAGATGCTGGAAAAAGTTTAAAAGATGCAGCTACTCCAGAAAAAGCATTTAAAGAATATAAAACACAATTTGGTGCTAAAATGAGTGGAAAAAAACCACCAAAAAAATCAACATTATTATCAGACACAATCGGTGGCATTAATAAATTAAAATTATCTTTAGGAGAATAGAATGCCAGTTATAGAATTACACAATCGATATAGAAAATTAGTAGATCTGCGAACAAACTGGGAAAGTCATTGGCAAGAGATAGCTGATTATGTTTTACCTAGACGAGCAGATGTTATTAAAGATAGATCCAGGGGCGATAAGCGAACCGAACAAATCTATGATGGAACAGCTTTACACGCATTGAACCTACTTTCTTCCTCCTTACATGGTATGTTGACAAATGCGGCTACCCCCTGGTTCTCATTACGATTTAAACAAGAAGAATTAGCTACTGATGAAAACATGGAATGGCTAGAATCAGCTAACCAGGCAATGTATATTGCTTTTGACAGGTCTAATTTTCAACAAGAGGTACATGAATTATATTTAGATCTATGTTCATTTGGTACTGCTTGTATGTATATTGAGGGAGATAATGATGATCTTTTACGATTTACAACCAGGCACATAAAAGAAATTTATATCCAGGAAAATTCTAAAGGAAGAATTGATACAGTATTCCGCAGCTGCAAGATGGCAGCTAGAAATATTGTTCAGATGTTTGGTGAGGAAAATGTTTCAACAAGAATAAAAAAAGTTGCGGATAAAGATCCTTATATGGAATTAACAATTGTTCATGCGGTTATGCCAAATGATGCAGCTAACCCATACAAAGCAGATAACAAAAGTATGCCCTTTATGTCCGCTTATTTTGATCCTGAAGACATGAAGATGATATCCATGGGTGGTTTTGAGGAGTTTCCTTATTTGATCCCTAGATGGACAAAATCAAGCAATGAAGTTTATGGAAGATCTCCAAGCATGATTGCCCTGGCAGATATTAAAATGGTTAATAAAATGTCTGAAACAACTATTAGGGCTGCACAAAAACAAATTGATCCACCTTTGTTAGTACCTGATGATAGTTTTATTTTACCTATTAAGACTACTCCAGGAGGATTAAATTTTTACCGATCAGGATCAAGAGATAGAATTGAACCATTAAACATCCAGGCTAATACTCCTGTGGGTTTAAACATGGAGGAACAAAGACGACAAGCAATTAGACAGGCTTATTTTGTAGATCAAATATTAATGGAACAAAATGTGCAAATGACAGCAACAGAAGTAATGAAAAGAAATGAGGAGAAAATGCGATTACTAGCTCCTGTTCTTGGAAGATTACAAGCAGAGATGTTACGACCACTTATCTCCAGGTCTTTTGCTATATTAATGCGACAAGGTGTTTTACCCCAAGCTCCAGAAGAATTACAAGGATTAGAAATTGATATTGAATATGTTTCTCCTTTAGCGAAAGCACAGCGAGGTCAAGATGTTCAGGCTATTGTTCAAACAATGGAAATTTTAACACCGCTTAATCAATTAGCTCCTGTGTTAGATATATTAGATACCGATGCTATGGCAAATCATGTTGCAGATGTATTAGGTGTTCCAGCAAAAGTTTTACGATCCCAGGGAGAAGTAAAAAATATGCGAGATGAAAGACAACAGGCACAACAAGCTCAACAAGAATTAGATCAAACGCAACAAATGGCGGAAGCTGCTGGATCAGCAACCCCAGCATTAAAGGAGGTAATGGGTGGCGGTTAAAGCAGAAGATGTAATTAAACAATTAATAAAA